AAAGTCTAACTTTGTAGAGCCCGGCGGAACTCAGATCAAAGTTGGAGCAGCAGGCTCTAACGCTGACCAAGCTTATGTAGCTACTTCACTAATCAACGCTTTCTACGATGCAGCTGCTGCACTAGATGAGAAAGGAGTTTCTAGCGAAGGTAGAGTGGGTGTACTTAACCCAAGACAGTACTACGAACTTATCCAAGAGACAGGTTCTAACGGTCTTATCAACAGAGACGAGACAGGTGACGCATTACAAACAGGTAATGGCATCGTTGAAATCGCTGGAATCAAGATCTTCAAGTCAATGAACATTCCTTTCTTTGGCAAGTTTGGTACTAAGTACGGTTCAGTAGACGGCACAACTCCCGGTGTAACAGACCCCGGTAGAACTGGCGACTTCGTAGGCGAGAACATGGGTGACGACCATAACCAAACCGTTAATGACTACGGACAGCAAGCTAAGTTCAACAACTCTTGTGGACTTATCTTCCAGAAGGAAGCTGCCGGAGTTGTAGAAGCAATCGGACCACAAGTTCAAGTAACAAGTGGAGACATCTCAGTGGTTTACCAAGGTGATGTAATCCTCGGAAGACTTGCTATGGGTGCAGACTTCTTAAACCCAGCTGCTGCTGTAGAATTGTACGCTGGTACAAACACAGCACCAACAGCATTTGGTTAATTTTTATTTTTATACGGGGGCTTCGGCTCCCTTTTTTTCTTATGGCTACCACAACTATTGACACCGATACCGAACTATCCGCAGTGAACTCTATACTGGGTAGCATAGGTCAAGCACCAATATCACAATTAAAAGATCCTACTACTGGATCAATAACTAACGCTAACCCAGAAATACAATTTATATATAATCTATTACGTGATGCAACTGTAGACGTACAGTCAGAAGGCTGGCACTTTAACAGGGAGCGTCATGTAACATTTAACAAAGACTCTGTTACAAACAAGATAGCTATATCAGATGACATAGTTAAGATAGATTTACCAGACAACTGGAGCAGAAGACATTATAATTTTGTCAGACGTGGCGGATTCTTATATGATAAGATCAAACATACTGATGTCTTTACTGACATGGCTGACTCAATCGAGTTAGATGTAGTTAGATTATATAACTTTGAGGATTTACCTCCTGTATTTAAAAGATTTATAATCTACAGAGCATGTAGAATGGCAGCTACACAGCTTGTAGCTAATCAACAACTTGTACAACTACTAGGCTCACAGGAAGCTCTAGCACGTGCTGCACTTATGGAGTACGAGTGCAACCAAGGCAATCATAGCATGTTCGGATTTGAAGATGATACAGCATATACTACTTATCAACCATGGAGAAACATTAGAAGATAATGGCAGGCATTACACAAACTATCCCTAGCTTTGTTTCGGGGATTTCAGAACAGCCCGATCACTTAAAATTTCAAGGACAAGTTAGAGATATAGTAAATGCTATTCCTGATGCTACACTTGGATTATATAAAAGACCGGGCAGTAAACGTATAGGAACAGCTCCTCTAGCTAATGTATATAGCGATCAGACTCATGCTACAAATAAGAATGGATCTTGGTTTCATTACTTTCGTGATGAATCAGAAGGATCTTATGTAGGTCAAGTTGCCAGAAATGGTCAGGTTACAGTATGGCGTTGTAGTGATGGGCAGAAAATGACTACAAGTTATACACATGACTACGGCGACGGGCTTGGACCTGTTGATAAACAATCCGTAGTACAAGCATATTTAGCAACAGATGAACCAGAAAATTTACAGTTCCTTACTATCAACGACACTACCTTTGTTAGTAGTCGTGATACTTCTAATGCTAATACTTTAGTAGGGCAGACAGGTTCAACACCTGATAGACCTACTGGTGAACCTCACTGTGCTATGATAGAACTCATACGTACAGAGAATGGTAGACAGTATGGTATTAATATATTTGACTCTTCTTCTACAGGTAATTTAACAACTGTTAAGCGAGCTACTAAAATTAAAATTACAGGTAATAGCTATGATGAAACTGACGGCTCAGGTCATTGCCCCGGTATAGGAACTGAAGTTTTTGCTGTTTCAGCTAAGAGTAGTTACACTTCTTCAGAAAATATTACACATGTTAAAAACAGTAATGGTGATGTACAGACAGAATCATCAAATAAAAATAACTTAACATTTCGTTGTACAGCTTTAGGTCAGCAAGGTGTCAGCCCAAACTACAGTGCTAATAGCAACGGAGCTGGTGGACAAAACTACAGATGTAGCTATAGTTTAGAAGTTGTGTTACTACATGGTGGTGAAGGTTGGGATGTTGATGATGTTATACGAGTTGTTCCAGAAGCAGCTAGTGAAGCTAGTACCTCTGATGGTCAAGCATATCTAGATATTACTGTTACGGAAATAGAAACTGTACAAGTTAAAGCTACACTAACAAACAATGGAGACGGTTTGATACGTCCAGCTCCTACACCATTTGACGCTGATACAGCTGTAACTGCTGACACTATACTAGCTGGTATAACAGATCAGTTACCATCAGGTATCACTGCTAAGGTTATAGGACCGGGTATATATCTATCCAGTACTAACCCATTTAACGTAGAAGTAGTTGAAGAAGACCTTATGAGAGTCTTCCAAAAGTCAGTAAACGATGTTACAAGGCTGCCTAATCAGTGCAGACACGGCTATGTTGTTAAGGTATCTAACGCAAGAATGTCTGATGAGGATGATTACTACCTTAGGTTTACTGGAGAAAATAATTTAGACGGAGCAGGGTCTTGGAGTGAATGTCCTTTACCCGGCATTACAAATACATTAACCAATATGCCGTTGGTTATACAACGTACAGCTACAACTACATTTACTGTTAGACCTTTTACATATCAAACACGTAGAGTAGGAGATACAAATACTAATCCTATGCCTACATTTGTTGGCAGACGAATTAATAAAGTACTATTTTTCCGTAATAGATTAGCATTATTATCAGGTGAGAATGTCATATTATCTCGCCCCGGTACACTAGGTACACCTGATTTCTTTATAGAATCAGCTTTAACTGTATCAGCTAGTGACCCTATTGATATATCTGCTGCATCTATGTTCCCGTCTGACATGTTTGACGGTATGGAAATCAACGCTGGACTCCTTGTATTCAGTACAAACCAGCAATTCTTGCTAGCATCTGATGATACAGTATTGAATCCTGATACAGCTAAGTTACGAAGTGTATCTACGTTTAACTATAATAAAGATATACCTCCTATATCATTAGGTACTACTATAGCTTACATAGATAACTCTGGTAAATCTAGTCGTATGAATGAAATGGCTAACACAGCTAGAGAAGGAGAACCAGATGTCGTAGAAATTAGTAAGCTAGTCCCTACATTATTACCAAAAGATTTAGATTTACTCACAAACTCTAGAGAAAACTCTCTAATACTTATAGGTAAAACTAATACAGATACAGTATTTGGTTATAAGTATTTATCTATCGGTGACAAAAGGCAGCAGCAAGCATGGTTTAAATGGAAACTAAACAATCCATTACTCTATCACTTTATTATTAATGATGAGTATTTCTATATAGACACTGACAATTTCTTACAAAGTATAAAACTTGTACAAGCAGATAGTGACCCTAGCTTTACACAAGATGACGTAGGTTATCAGATACATATAGACAATCATACTACAATCAGTGGAGGTAGCTTTAGTTCTACTACCAATTTAACTACATTTTCTAATGTAAGTTGGATGCCTAGTGTTACTTCACCTAACTATGCTTTAGTGGTTATTGATATAGATACTAACGCTACTAGAATAGGTAGGTATGCAGAAGCTACTGCTACTGGCTCTAACAGCTTTACAGTTCCGGGAGATTGGTCCGGTGTAACTTTACGAATAGGTTATCTTTACGAATACTTAGTAGAGTTTCCAAGATTATATCCTGTAAAAATACAGGGAGAAAAATCTATTGCAGATGTTAACTCCTCACTTATAATACATAGGCTTAAATTACACTTCGGTAAGATAGGTCTTTACGAGACTAACTTAAAACGGTTAGGTAAACCTGATTATCCTGATGTATATGAATCATCAATATTAGATGAGTATGAAGTATCTGATGCTCCATACCTAGAAGAACATATACAAACTATACCAGTCTATGAAAAGAATAAAAACGTAGACATTACACTTAAATCGAGTCACCCAGCTCCAGCTACCCTAAGAGCTTTGGCATGGGAAGGTGACTTTTCACCAATGTTTTACAGACGTGCCTAATTACATACACCCAATCACAACTGAGGCTGCCATAGAGGTGGCCTCCAACCTACGTCCAGATGACCTCAGAGAGGTTGTAGAAGGTCACGGGATAGATCCTAAGATCTTCCTACCTAAAGTGGCTCAGGAAGGCTCTGCTGTGTATTTCACAGTACCAGACGGCAAGACTGCCGGACTAGCCGGAGTAGGAGATGGCGGTACAATCTGGATGTTATGTACTCCAGAAATACATCGCTATCCAATCACCTTTGCGAGAGAAGCCAAGCGGTATGTCGATAACCGTCCAGAGGATCTCTTGTGGAACATAGTAGACTGTAGAAATACAGTACATTTAAAACTATTAAAGTTTTTAGGTTTCAAGTTTTTACGTCAAGTAAACTGGGGACCATACCATTTACCATTTATAGAATTTTGCCGTGTGCGTAGACGCTAATGCTTCAGCAAGACATGCTGCTAGACAAAGATGGATGGAGAAAGATGCTAAGTATCGCTCCGATTCACTAAAATATTTTAACAGAGAAACTGCTGCCGAACGTGGTATGCAGAGAACAGCTATGGGCTATAGTAAAGCCATAAGCAACGACTACCAGAGAGCCTTGTATACACAGGGTAAAGCTCGAAGACAGTATGAAAAAGGATTTATTAAATATCTAAAATCTAAAGGTACTGTTGATGAAGGTGGTAGAGCAAGAAGAAGAACTACAGGACTGCGAGAGATTACAGCTATGAAAGGAGCTCTTGAAAACGCAGTAGCCTACGAGTTCGGACCGAACATGCAACGACGTTACCGAGCAAGGCTGACACAGATGCAGAACCAACAAGCTAAAGTACGAAACAATCTAGGTCTCTTACCAGAGTATGGAGCACCTGTATTGATGCCGCCGAGTGATAGACTGAGTGGTGCGTTAGGTATTGCAAGTCAGATAGCGGGTATTGTGGCGGCTTTTAAGGGGTTCGGCGGAACTAAAACGCAAGATTTTATTGATCTACCTGACTCAGTAAACTTTATAGCATAACATTATGTCATCATCATATTTTGAATCCCTTGGTAGGCAAGAATCTGCTCCATTTACCATGGATGAGCTTAACTATGCAGAAACAGAACCTGATCTAGTTAAAGCGATGAACGAGCAGATCAATGAAAATATCAAAGATCGCCGTCAATTTTTTGCAGATAATATAGCTGCTTTTAACCAAACACAGGCAGCTAAGAAAAACAGACTCAGCGACCTAGCTGTGTTAACAAAGACTGGAAGAGAAATAATTGATAAGCAGCAAAAGTATAGAAAGTGGGACGAAGAGTATGATAAGTATAAAAAAATCTATGATAATGAAGATGAAAGATTTAAGTTTGTAGATGCTAGTATTAAGATAGATAATGCTGATAATGATATACAAGTAGAGTCTGCTCATGCTGTAGGTCATGCAGTAAAAACTGGACAATCTGACGGTCAGCCTATAGGTTTAACTGACATAGCTGACTTCGAGATGAATGTTGTAACAGACAGTTACAGAAACGGTAATTCTGCTTCTGATGCTATGTTATATCATCTAAATCAATATGAAAAAATAGCATTTGAAAAACTAACTTATGATAATAAGTTTTATAATGAACTAAGTTACAGCGATAAGATAAAGTTTAGACGTAATATGTATGCTAGATACATACAGATGTGGAGAGAGGAGCATCCAAACATAAGTGATAGGCAGATTATCTCTAAAATTATGCCAGTTCTTATGAACGAGGACAGGCGGTTAGACGGCGAATCAGCTGTATCACACGTCAACTCTAGTCGTGAAGAAGTTAATAATATTAGAATTAGAGGTGCAATCAACTACATAAAAGCTGGATATGCTAATAGCCTAGACCCTGAGAATGAACAGTATGTAGATGGCATCTTTACCCGAAACAGTATTATACAGGTTTTTGAAGCTGAAGCTATAGGTCTAGGTATAGATAATCCTATGCAGTATGCTAACGAAAAGTTTGTAAATGACGTAATTATTCCAAACGTAGGAGAGTTTACTGAGAACGAGATGAGATGGTTACTTAACGAGTATAAGTTTAAAGCTAAAGATGGTCACATGACTACCTATGCAGACTTACAGGGAGGTAATGCTCAAAAGATAGAAGCTGCATGGCTGAAAAAACAGGCTGAGGACAACGATCTTTTATTAAAACATAGACTTGATGGTCTATATAAAATGTTTGAAGAGAAAGGCTATCAAGTAACTCAGGATGATATTAATATTTTTAATGGCACGAGCTATGAGCAATCAGCACAAAGTTTATACAAAAGAAGTAATACACACCCCTTACAACTACCAGAAAATGCTAACTATTTAAAGTCTATCAATGACGAGTTAGATGCTAGATCAAAAGATATTAACATATTTGGAGAGCAAGTTTTAGATCGTGGATATCAAATAGATGTTTACCGACACTTGAAAAACAAAACTGATAAAAGGTTTAGGGAACTTCTAAAAACTTATGAGGGTGACGATAATCAAGTCGAGTTAGCTACACGAAAGTTATTAGAAGAGATAAGAGGAACAAAAGATGTAGAGCCTGCGTTTGATAATATTCAACCAGCTTCATTTAACGAGACTCTTTCAATTAATATAGAAGATTCTGTCAAACTTTACGAAGCAGATACATTAGGTACTTTGTCCTCTGATAAGGTGCATGCCTCAGAAGAACCTTACATACCAAATGCCATAAATCATTTTCTGAAGGGAGAAAAATTAAGTAACTATTGGTATGAGGTAGCTAATAAAGCAGTAGATAAGAGAAACGGACAAAAAGTAGCGTACGACAGATTAAAAGCATTAGGCTTGCTTGATAAGATAGGAGGCCCTAGATCTGAGTTTGAAGCTGTAATTGATTTAGGAGATCTTGATACTACACGACTTATTACTAATAAACCTACTGAATCATCAGTTTATCGAGCTATACTTAGCAATGATAAAAATGAAAACGAGTTATTGAATAGAATTATTAATCCAGAAGTCTATGACAATGGTGGTGTTAATGCTATCAAAGGTTCTAATGGACAGTACATAACAGTAGAAGAAGGTCAACCTCAATTAGAAGAGCTAACTGTTGAAGATATACTTGTAGGTATTTCTGATGGAACTTACGATCAAAACACAGAATTTGGTTTATTTAGTATAAGAGGAATAGGATTGCAAGAATTATATAACGAAGGTCTAATTAATTTAGATGATAGTTTTGATAAAGCTTTTCAAATAGGTGTTCTTAAACAAAGACTACGGTACAAGTCTAATAACAAACTAAAATTCTCAGGAGCTGATGGTACTTACAGAAGACTCATCAATATTCCTAAAGAAGATAAAGAAAGGTTAAAAGAAATTATCGGAGATCTAGGTCCTTATCTAGATGCTGACAACCTCAGTGCAGCAGCTCTAACGGAGCTTGTTGAACAAAACTTATAACTATGAATGAAGAATATCCAGTTAATGAGTATGATTCTACGGGATCATTCGCCGTTGACGAAATTCAATCTAACCGACAGCAAGCGTTAGAGTATGAAGAAGAACGAAAAAAACAAGAAGCTTTAGCAACTGAGCAAGCACAGCAGGCTGAAGCTACTCAGGATGATCCCCGTAATGCAGACAAATGGGGCATCAAAGCAATCGCTAAAGAAGCTGAGTCCATCCTATCAGGAGGTCTGCAAGACACTGCATCATCTATCGCAACCTTTGGAGAACGTACTAAGGAAGCCTTAGATGGTACAATGGCTAGAGAGAAAAGAGAGCAAGGCTATTACAAACCAGACTGGGACCCTTTTACAGATCAAGATGATCCTATCATTACCAAAACTTGGTGGGGTAAACTTTTAAGAGGTACAGTACACTTTGGTTCGTTAGCTGCTGGTACAGTTCTAGCTGCAAAAGGATTAGCTGCAACAGGAGTTCCACTACTAGCGGGAGGTGCTACGGCATTACTTAACGCTGGTACAGTAACCAGAGCTATGGCTATTGGTGGTATTTCTGACTTAATATCTAAAGAGTCTGACGGACATAATGCTTTAGGTAGCTTACGTGAACACTACGGCTGGATAGATACACCTCTATCTACGAAAGAAACTGACCATCCTATTATGATGAAGTTTAAAAACATCGTAGAAGGTATGGGCATTGGACTAGCATTTGATGGTGTTGGTTATTTAGTAGGTAAGGGTAGTAAAGCTGTTAAAAGTCAGATTATTAAACGTAATGCAAGTATCGAAAATCAAACAACTACAGCTGCATTAATCCAGATACGTCAACGTGACGCTGAGTTTCGTGCTGCTAAAAATGCACCCGTTGCTCAAAGGCATCAAGGTGCTGATATATCCGAGGTTACACCCGGAGAAGCTAGAGAACAGTTAAAACGTACACGTAAAGACTGGGGATCTGAAGATGGGTCTACTGGTTCAGTTACTACTAATGTAGAACGTGAACGTATCGTTAGAGAATCAGGTACTACAGACGAGATAGTCGAACGTACACTACGAGGTCTGATGAGCGATGATAAGTTTAAAAGAGAATTAGATGCAGTCAAAGGTAATAGAAAAGCTTTAGCTGACGTATGGCGTGATTCTATTACAGAATATCATAAGATAACTGATGGCAGAAATGCTATGGATATGACTCCAGAGGAGTATCTAAATGATTTATTTGAAAAACAGAAAGCTACTATACCACTAGGAGATGAAACATTTGAGACTTGGTCTGCTGAAACAGTAGTTACAGCTGATTTAGTAGTAGGATCTCTAATGAAACAGCTTAGAGATACAGGTATAGCTGGTAGAGAACTAGCAGATTTTGTATCACTTGACGACATTGACGGTCCAGCTAAACAGATTGTTGATACTATGCTAACTGCTATGTATCAAACAAAGAAATCTAGGTTTGTAGCCTCTGATTACTTTAGATCTTTTGGTGCTGGTAAGACAAGAGCACAGGTAAATGATGCTGTAAACCAAGCAGTACAAGCTGATATGGCAGATGTTAAAGAATCTATCATGTCCGTGCTAAAAATAGCTAAAGATGATCCTAATGACGACTTGTTAAATGCTTTGTTTGAAGCGTTTACCATGATGAAAGATGTTAATAATCTTGATGATTTTGACAACTGGGCTAGAAAAGTACTAAAAGGTGGACAATTAGAAGAACAAGGTCCTGACCGTACTGGTGCGTTAATACGTAACCTACAGGAAATGATAAGTCATAGTGTACTAAGTGGACCTAAAACTCCAATGCGAGCACTTTTAGGTACAGGTACTGCAACATTCTTACGTCCTTTATCTACATTTTTAGGTGCGACTATGAGATATCCGTTTACAGGAGACTCAGCTACTATACGTGGTAGTCTTGCATCTATGAATGGTATGCTAGAAGCACTACCAGAAGCATTTGATTTATTCTTTACTAAGCTAAATGGTTACTGGAGTGGAGAACTATCTACAATTAAAACTAGATATATTGAATTTAACAAAGGAGATTACAACTGGGAGTTAATACGTAGGTGGGCTGAAGACAGTGGTAGAGCAAGCGTAGAAGATCGTGCTATCTTTGCATTTACTAACATGATACGTGGTGCAAATAATAGTAATTTATTTACTTACTCAACTAAGATAATGGCAGCGACTGATGATGCTTTTACTTTTTTACTTGGTAGAGCTAAGATGAGAGAAAAAGCTATGCGTCGTGTATTAGACTTACAAAGCAATGGTGTCGATATACCAAATATTACACCAGAAGTTATGAAAGCATATCAAGATGACTTCTATGGAGAAATCTTTGATGCTAATGGTAATATAAAAGATGATGCAGCTAGGTTTGCTAAAAAAGAAGTTACTCTTACTCAAGACTTAACAGGCTTTTCTAAAGGATTAAATGATGTATTAACAGCTAATCCATACGTTAGACCTTTCTTTCTATTTGCTAGAACTGGTGTAAACGGTCTAGCACTGACAGCTAAACATACACCCGGATTTAACTTCTTAGTCAAAGAGTTTAATGACATTGCATTTGCAACTGCTGATAACTTAGGTAATGTTAAAAAGTATGGTATCAACACAGCTGAAGAACTACACAACGCTAAAGCTTTACAAACAGGTAGATTAGCGATAGGCTCTGCTGTAACATTCATGGCTATCAATGCTTGGATGAATGGTAAATTATCAGGTAACGGACCATCTGACAGACAAATGCGTCAAGGATGGATAGACGGTGGGTATGAACCTAGAACTATCGAAGTTGGTGGCGTACGTATAGGTTATGATTCTATAGAACCCTTTAACCTTATACTATCTACAATCGCTGACGTAGGTGATGCAAGTATGCTGATGGGTGAAGAGTGGACAGAAAAAGAATTACAAAAAATTTCATTAGTTATAGCACAAGCTATATCTAGTAAGTCATACTTAGCTGGTATTCAACAGCTTGTAGATTTAGCAGCTGGCCGCCCCGGTCAGGCAGAGCGTATTGTTGCTAGTATAACTAACAATACTGTACCTCTAGCTGGACTACGTAATGAAATGGGTAAACTTATGAACCCACACATGAAAGAGATAAACTCTGGTGTGTTCCAATCATGGCGTAACAGAAACTTACTATCCGAGTATTTACCCGGTGACGATTTACCTTACAAATATGACATGTTAAATGGTCAACCAATAAAGCAACATGACTTTATGACTCGAGCATTTAATATGGTAAGCCCTATTTCACTTAATTTACATACTGGTCCCGGTAGACAGCTACTATTTAATAGTGGATATGATCTTAGAATATCTACATTCTACGCACCAGATGGTACTAACTTAACTGACGATCCTAGAATTAGATCTGAGTTTCAGAAAGCTATAGGTCAATTTAATATTGAACTTCAGCTAGATGAGCTAGCACTAGACCCAAAAGTTAAAGCATCTATAGCATTAATGCAAGCTGATATAAGAGCAGGCAAACGTGGAGAATATAATGCAAGAGACTATTATCATAATATTGTCATTGACCGGTTGTTTAAAAAAGTAAGGAAATACGCTTGGGATTCTATTAAGAATCAGAAAGAGATATACGCTTTACGTATGCAACAACAAGGCAAGGATACCCAACAGGCATTTAAAAAAGCCCAATCATACAATTTACAAAACATGTATAAGTAATGGCAACAACTTTCGTAGATTATACAGGAGACGGAAACGCTACGAAGTCGTTTTCCTTTCCTTCCATAAAAGAAGCTGATATTAAAGTAGAAGTCGATGAGGTTATTAAATCAGTCGGCAACCACTTTAATATAACTGGCTACTCAACAACCGGTGGTGGTAACGTAGTATTTACTTCCGGTAATATTCCATCCTCTCCCGCCCGAATACGTATCTTTCGTGATACAGATGTAGATAGTGCAAAAGCTACATTTACAGCAGGGTCGTCAGTTAAAGCAGGCGATCTAAATAGTAATAACAAACAGTTATTATATTCTGCACAAGAAGAGCAGAATCAAACAATACAAACATCTAAGATAAAAGACTCAGCAGTAACAACTGCTAAGATTAGAGATCTAAATGTAACAACTGCTAAAATTGCAAATGATGCAGTTACAGCTGATAAGCTACCAGACGATGTAATTAACTCTGAGCACTATGCACCAGTTTCTATTGATACTGAGCACATTGCAAACGAAAATGTTACTACAGCTAAATTAGCAAACTTAGCGGTAACAACTTCTAAACTTGCAGACGCTAATGTAACTACAGCAAAAATAGCACCAGATAATATCACTAATGCTTTAATAGCTGACAATCAAATAGATTCTGAACACTACGTAGACGGCTCTATTGATCGTGTCCATTTAGAAGCAGATATCATAGATGGTACTAAATTAGCTGACAATGCAGTTGACTCTGAACATTATACTGATGGTTCTATTGATCGTGTACACTTAGAAGCTGATATTATAGACAGCACTAAACTAGCCGATAACGCAGTTAATTCAGAACACTATGTAGATGGATCTATTGACCATGTACACTTAGCTAACGACATAATAGATGGCGATAACATACAAGATGATGTTATTAACTCTGAACATTATGTAGCTGGTTCTATAGATCATGAGCACCTAGCTAATGACATTATAGATGGAGATAATATACAAGACGATGTTGTAAACTCTGAGCACATAGCTGCCGGAGCTTTAGACAACGAGCACTATGCAGCTGGGTCTATAACCTCTGATAAGTTAAATGGTGCTACTGTTATCACATCCTCTGAGCAAGCATCTGCTACAACTAATGATACATCTTTCTTAACTTCAGCAGCAGCTGACGCTAGATTCTTTAACATAAGTACTGGTGATACAATTAAGGATGGTGCTACATTTCCAGACAATGATACTACGATTGCTACAACCGCAGCTATTAATGACAGAATTATTGACCTTGTAGATGATGTTGGTGGTTTTGTACCAATAACAAACGAAACAAGTTTCCCTACATCTAACCCTGATATAAACAACCCTGCAACTGGTGGTACTATTGTATCAGTTTCAGCAGCCTCAACTAACTTAGCTCCAAGTGGAACTACAGTTACTATTGCAAATGGTAGAGGAAGTGGATTAGCAGTTATTATTACTGGTGTACCCGTAACTATACCTTCTGGTTTTGGATTTTTAGTAGAAACAACAACTACAGATCATACATACGCATTTCATAGATTAGTCCCAAAAGCAACAGAGGTGACAACTGTAGCTGCAAACGCAACTAACATTGCTGCGGCTGGAGCTAATACAGCTAATATTAACTCTGTAGTTGCTAATGCTTCTAATGTAAATACTGTCGCTGGTAACATATCTAATGTTAATACAGTTGGTGGTATTTCTGCTAACGTAACAACAGTAGCTGGTATCAGTTCTAACGTAACAACCGTAGCTAATAATAATGCTAACGTAACGGCTGTTGCTGGTAACAACTCTAATATTACTGCTGTTGCAGATAATGAAACAAATATAAATGCAGTTAAAAACAATGCTACTAATATAAACACTGTAGCTGGTATTAACTCAAATGTTACAGCTGTAGCTGGTAATGCAAGTAACATAAACTCTGCTGTTAGTAACGCAAGTAATATTAACAGTGCGGTCAGCAATGCTAGCAATATTAACAGTGCGGTCAGCAATGCTTCCAATATAAATACTGTTGCAGGGTCTATATCTAATGTAAATACTGCTGCTACTAACATAGCTAACATAAACACAACTGCGACTAATATTGCAGATGTAAATAACTTTGCTGGTACATATCAGATAGCATCCTCAGCTCCAACAACAGATGGCAGTGGTAACGCACTAGCAGAAGGTGACTTATACTTTGACACGTCTTCTGACGAGTTACGGGTATATAATGGTTCATCTTGGCAAGGTGGTGTAACAGCTGGTACTGGTTTTGCCGGTTCTGGTGCTAACACATTTACTGGCGACCAGACAATACAAAGTACAGAGCCAAAACTAATATTTAATGATACTAACCATAACAGTGATTTTAGAATAAAAGTAGAAAGTGGTCAGTTTGATATTGATGATACTTCAAACAGTAATGCAACTAGATTTAGAATATCCTCTAATGGAACAGTATTAATACCAAATAATTTAGATGCAGCAGCTGGTATTGACGTAACAGGTAACATAACTGTAACTGGTAACGTGGATGGTCGTGACGTAGCTGCTGATGGTACTAAGTTAGATGGTATTGCTTCTAGCTCTACAGCTAACCCTAACGCTATAGATAATGTAGTTGAAGATACATCAC